GTGTGAACGAAATATCATACGGTACAGGATTATAAACGTATTTCAATCTATCTGCAGATAACGCATCTATCGACACCCGCTTACCCAGTGTGTTTAATTTGCGATCAGGTGCATATGTGATACTACCCATCTCGAAAGACATACGTGGTAGTACCATTGCCGGCATTCTGTTGAGAGATGGATCGGCTACTACGCGAGCAAGCACCTTTTCCCGTGGACCGTAACTGATTGGGACTTTAATTGTCCTAATTTGATTTGTATCAGCATCATCTGGAATGTTGATATACATATCGTTGAACAGTGTACCAAACAAAGAAACATATTTCTTTATCAGACCGTGATAGAACGTATGGCCAAACATTAGTATGTTCCTTCACTAAATGGATCACGTTCAGTGAAATCGACAAATGTATCTGCATCAGTTTCGAAATCGTCGTTCTGAGCAAGTGGATCATTATCGTTGATATCGTAACTCTCTTGAATGAATGGGAAGCCTTCTTCCGTCGTAATAAGAAGACCAGACTCGGTCATAATACCAGCAGCATCCCCAAGACTCAATGTAAAGTCTTTTTGAATTCTATCGACATCAGCAATACCGGTGTTGAAGTATTCATTGCTATATTCGAACAACTCACACTTGAGGTCGTACACCTGCAAAGCACCGAGCTGATAGAAAATAGATTCATGTTCAACAAATTTGATTTCAAATATCTTTTTGTTGAGAGGAAAGTAAATCAAGTCGCCTTCAAACGGACGATCACGGTTCTCTCCTGCTGTACCAGCAAGAGACAATTCTGTTCCTACTTCATTGCTAAACACACGCCGAGCTATTGTAAACGTAATCTGATCGCGTATTTGAATATTGAATTTAGAAAGGAAGTCACCTTCGCCAGCAAACCCTTCAATATTCTTAATGTACATTTCGACGGGAATCGACATGATGTAAGACCGGCTTTCATCTTCTTTAAAAATAGAATCAACGGATCCTGTTTTTCTTGGTAAAAAGAATACATCATGACCGTAAATCTTAATAGATTCGATCATTAAGTCTTCAATTAACAGCTGCTCTTGGCTGTTTTGAAAGTTGTTAAAGAAGAAGTTCGTTGCCAAAGCTTACCCAATCATGTCCATTACTGGCAGTGAGTAGCTGGAGATCATTTCCTTCTCCATTGCTTCTATCTCATCTTTTGCATCGTTGAAGATCTTTTCACCATTGAACTGAACGCCACCGGGAAGTTGCATTCCTGTAAACTTGGTTAAGTTAGATCCCCACTGATATTTAATTTTTGCCGTTGTGTAGTTTTGCAACCAACGATCGGCCCACATATCACTGTATGTGTCTGGATCAAGTACTTCGTACGCCTCGATCAGAAGGTACTCACCAGCGTTGTAGTTTTCCCATTTTGTATCAACATACAGACGGTCACGGTGGCGACTATATCTTATTGGTTGTTGACCGACCAGGAAATCCGATATTAAAGCAAGATGCTGCATTGCCATGAAGTATGGAATCATCGAATAAGATGTCAACGTATAGAGATCGTTCAAAGCAATCTGATAGCGAATGTTGAACATATCATCAGAACGAATCGATGGATCACCAATAGGGAATACACGGATAGCACCAATAATGTTTTCCGGTAGCGTAATGTATCTGTTTGTGATATCTGTATTTGTAATCAGGTGTTTGTAATATACCTTCTCTGTACCATCAAAATGGTAGTCCCAGTAATAACGAATTGATTCATCAATACGGTCTTCAACCTGATCATCATCGACGTTAATTTCAATAACGGGCTTGCCCAACTTGCGTAGGCAGTATTCTTTGAATTCTGATCTTGTTGTTGGAACGGCCATGGTGTCTCCTTTTTTAACTATTTATCAAGCAGCGACACCCTTGATTAGAGCAAAGTTGAATATAGGAGACTCAGTTGTTGTTCCGCCTGTTGTAGCAAAAGTAACAGTAAAACTACCTGCGCTTATATTAGTTACAAATATTTGATATAAATCTGTTCCTGTTTCTTGATTGATAATAATGACATCTCCTGCGTCAACAAGACTATTTGTTACAACAAATGATTGCCAAGAAGCGGAACCTGCCGCTGAAACAAGAGTAATAGCACCACACGATTTATTTATTGTGACGCCTGTCGTCCTGCTCGTCAATTGTGTAGCAGCACCACCAGCACCTGTCGCAAAACCAATAGTACTTGTTGTGCCATTTGCCGAAACATTTCCAGCAAAAGAAGCCGTGTTAGAATTTACACGAACAGAACCCGTTGCACCAGATGTTGCGGAACCAATATTGATTGTCGTTATTGATCCTGAGGCACCACTTGTGGCCATGTTAAGTGTTTTTGTTACACCTGTCGTTGTTGCACCTGTGTGAATATTGACGGCTTGAGCACCAGTCGATTGACCAATAGTAATAGCACCGGTCTGTGTGGTACCACCAATTGTTGTTGTACCTGTTGTTGCACTCGTACCAATAGTAGTGAGAGAGGCGGTAGAACCTGACAAAGTAATGGTACTTGTCGCAGTCAACGTGCTACTGAATGAACCTGATACTCCTGATACAGAACCCGTCAGTGTACCGGACACACCACCTGCTGCCGTTATTACACCACTGAAGTTAGCAGTGTTTCCGATAACGTTCCAACGCTGTGTTGTGCTACCGAATGTTGTACCGACAGTGTTAGACGCTGGTAACAAAC